GCTTGCTGCTGTTGAGCCTGTTGCTGGTTGATACCCTTCAACTGCTGGGCTGCTTGAGCAATCACCTGAGACAACTGCACTTCAATTTCTTCCGGCAATTCAGCATCGGGGGCAGGAAGAGGAACGCCAAGCTGCTCTTCAACCTTTCTGCGGTATGCAAACGACAAGTGTTCGGCTACGTGAGCCATGATTGCGCCTTGCATCTGCTGCGCCATCGGGCTCTGACCCATCATCTGCATAATCATCGGGTCTTGGATCATCGCCATGTGGGTGGCAATGTGGGCGTCTTGATCCTGATAGATAAACGCTTTGACTGGCTTACCCGTCAGGAAACTCATGTTCTCGCTGATCGGGTCGCGTGGCTTCTGGTCGTCATCACCCGGGATAAGGTCACCAGCGTTCTTGATACCAAGAACTTCCAGCATCTGACGGTGTAGCTTCGGCAGGTTATAAATCTGCGGCGCACCTTGGGCCAACTGGATAGCCGCTTGGTACTGCATGATCCGCTGGGCCATCGTCGCAGCGTTAGGATCGCTGACTGGAATTACTTCCACGATGTCGTAGTCGGCTTGCTTAATCTTCCGGTTACCGCCATCAGGGGTGTACGAGTAACTTGTTGGAGCGAAGTCACGGATGATCGCCTTGAGAAGCTTGAACTCCATCCGCAGCGATGCGTGAACACGCGCTTGAACGGCGCTCATCGTCTTTAAAGTGCGCTCAAGGAGAGCTAGCGTGGTTCCGACAGGTGCGTTAGCACTCATGTCGCTGATGTTCATATCAGAGATAGCGCCCAGCCTACGGCCTTCTTCCGTGATCTGATTAAGAAGCTGCAGCAATGTCTGGCTTGGCTCCTTGTACGGCAGCGGCATAATGTTGTCGCGCACCGTGCCTGACGGCACATCCACATCACGGAACTCACCCGGAGCGATTGGAGTGTCGTCGCCCTTGATTCGCAATCCCCGGCTTTTAAGACCGCCCGGGAGGTTAGACAGCGAGCCAGCGTCCACCAACTGCCTAATAAGAGAAGTACCCGCACGGGCATAACCGCCGATCAGGTGGATCAGACCCAGACCATAAGCACCGAAGCCCGGGATGTACGTGTACTGCACGAAGTGCTGGCGTTTCAGGCGATGCTCGTCATCCTCATCCCAGTTACGGCGGATCGCCAGAATCTCCTGCGTACCGCGCTCAAGGGTGATTACATATGGCAGGGCGATACCGTCGTCGTCTTCAAACCCGGGGAGGTCGTAGTCAACGTGAATCTCCAGCAACTGATACCGATCATCATCGGTCAGGCTGTAGCCCTGCTCTTCTGCTTTCTTTTTCTCCACATCCGTAAAAATGTGTACCGGGTCGCCCAAGTCCACATCCCGATAGAAACCAGCAACCTGTAGCTTCTTAACTTCATTTTTTGTCTTACGCATCACATGCGTAACCCGCTCGGCGTTGTAAATGTTTGATGCACCGTATGGCATCACCATGTCTTCGGCTGGAAGGAAGATGGCAACCTGACGCCCCATTGCTGGGTCAAAGTAAACCTTCTTGAACGCAGCACCAGTCAAGCCCAACGAATACAGCATCCGTTCATGTTCCGGGCGGTACTCGATCATTTCTTCGGTCAGCTTGAAGTTCATGTCATCCCTGACCCGGGATGCTGCTTCTTCCTTCATCTTGTCAACCGCACCCACGATCTGGGTTTTGACTGGCCCTTGCGCGGGGAAAGTCTCGGTAATCATCTCGGCTTGGAACCGGATGGCTGCTTCAGTCAAGAGAGTTGAGTAAACGCCACAAGCGCCCGACCAAGGTTCTGTACGCTCTTCGTACTTCATCCCCAGTACTTCAAGCCCCTTGACAAACGAATCCACCCAATCTTTACGGGAATTGACATCAGCATCCACAAGATCAAGCAAATCAGATGCAATACTCTGCAAAGCAGAATCATCCATGTAATCGGCCAGATTCTCATCGAAGCTCTCACCGCCTTTAGTATCATCATCCGGCATAAGGTCAATCTCGACTCCATCGATACCCACCTTTACATCGTCCGGGTTTGTAATCTCAATCTCAATATCGGGCTGGATATTAGCAAGATCGTCTGGGTTCGGAGTAAGTGCTTTGTCAATCATATGCGTCCTTGTTTATACTTTGTTTAGCTGCTGCGTTTTAGTAATACCCAGCCCTGCGGCTACTTTTAAATAGCCGGGGTTCATCTTTCTCGTCGGTGGGCAACTTAATAAACCCGCCTTGCCGGAACCGCATCAGAGCCATTACTGTGGAGTCAACCAAGTCATCGTTAGGCATGAACGGGAATCCCGCTACTTCTTCCACGACTTCTTCAGCCCAGCGCGTTTGCGGCACCCAGACCAACCCAGACTGCACAATATCTGTTACTGCGTTCAACCGCGCTAGTTTATCCCCGGAACCACGGTGTGGTGTGTATTCTTGTACGGGCAACCCCATACGGCGCATCTCTTGATACAGCGCGGCACCGTTTGATTTCTTCTCAACGATGAACGAGTCAGGCTCCCAGTACTTATATTCTTCAAGTGCCAGCCGCTTTAACTCCGGGAACTCCACCCGCTTCTTTATCGAGTTAAGCAAGATGATGTTGTGGCAGTCAGCCTCGTCGTTAAACCACACGCCCCAAGTTGTCAGCGCGGTGTAGTCGGCTCGGTTATGCGACTCCGCAGCGGCATCCAGCGACATAATGATGTATTCGCACTTAGGTGGGTCTTCCGCAGACCACTGCTGCCACCACTCGCGCTTCACTATCGAGGCTTCTTCTGATGTGGGGTTCTGCTGGTACTGCGCGTTCCACTGGAACAGCGGCATGGACGCTTTTGTTCGCTTCAGTGCAGTCAGGTCGTAGAACTCGGGCCACAAGGCTTTCTCGGTGATGAGTTCTGTTTCCTTGTCTTTTATTTCCAGTATCGCTGGGAACTCAACAATCTCGTACTGGTCCCCGCCCTCGTTCTTCTGCATATCAGAGATGACACGCCCCGTCAGGTCGTTAAGGTGCCAGCGGGTTTGAATGATCGCAACCCTGCCTCCCGGCATCAGTCGAGTACGCGCACCGTAGGTGAACCACTCGTAGGCTTTATCGAACACCTCGAAGTTACCGTTGATGATGTCTTGCTCGTTGTGTGGGTCATCTACCAGCAACAAGTCTGCACCTCGACCAGCCAGAGCAGAACCAACGCCGCAAGCGTAGTATTCACCCCCCACGTTAGTATTCCACCTACCAGCAGATTTACTATCTTGGGCAAGAGTTACTGTTGGGAATACCATCTTATACGCTTCGGTGGCGATTATGTTTCGCACCTTTCTACCGAAGTCAACTGCAAGGTCTGCAGTATGTGACACCATTAGCACCTTCTTATCCGGGTGTTTGCCAAGAAACCATGCCGGGAAGTAGATAGATACTAATTGACTCTTGCCATGACGGGGCGGGATATTAACGCAAACCCGGTCTTTGGTACCCTCTGCGATACTCATCAGCATATCTGCAAGGATGCGATGATGCTTACCAACCTTATAATCGGGCTGAATATGTTTGCAAAACTCGATCAGGTCATCACGGCAGGTTTGTGCAGCGCGACGGTCAGCTAAAGTCTGAGCAACTTGCAGGATTTCTTCTTGTTCTGCTGCATCGAATTGGTCGATGTTCTCGACAAGCAGGTCAATATCCTCGTCGGATAAATCTAGCGCAAGCAAACCGCTTTCACTGTTCACCTCGCTCACACATCACCGCCATTTACGAGGGCTTTGTGCAAATCAACGAACGGGCTGTACGAAGTTGTCGAGTCGTAGCCGATTTCGGTGTCAAGATCGTCTACTAGAGAAATTTCGGGTGGAAGAATCTCTGTATCTGCATCAATCTCCACTGCATCTGCGATTTCCTGCACAGGTTGGGCCTTGGACCGCAAAGAATCCAGCTTTTCACGCAATGATTTACGCAAATCATCAGTAGAACGGTGAGTAACCGTCACTTCCGAGCGTTCTGTAAACAAACCAACGTCAGAAATCTTACCCAAAAGCTCCAAAGCACGGATACGCACCTTGGCATCGGGATTTCCGGCCTCTAAAAGCAACTTATTAGTGACGAAATTACGGATTTGAACCGCGTTTTTTACAACGGCATGGCTAAATTCGCGTAGCGAGTCGTCAATTTGCAGGATTACTGCAGGGCGTAACTGGGAAAAAGCAGTGGTAGTGAGTGCTTGATTGGTTTTGTCTTCATCTTTAGCAAAAGATGTCACCAAATCATCGATGATTACCTCGTCATCGAACTCTGGAGCGAGTGCTTCTGCATCCAACCCGTTATCTGCAAGCTCGTGAATCGTCTTGCAAGCAGCAGCCACACGTTCTTGGAGTAACGCATGGGGCATATCTTCCAGTGGCATAGGCACACCGAGATCAGGTAGGCAGGTTATTTCCATTGACAGTAATCGCAGCCGTAAGGCGGTACGCCAAATGTAATGTATGCAAAATAAAAATGCAATGGGGTTAAATAAAAGTGACGGGGGGTGTTCCTATATTGGAGGGGGTGGGGTACGTGTTGCGGGAAAACAACAAGGGTGGGGGGGGATTTAAAAAAGAGGTAGTCGTTTGTTTGTGCTACTAATCTATGCAGCGATGCGGAGTCCCATTCTGTATAGCGGGGGGCCGGGTGCGGGTGGGTTGTCCCGGGATACGGGGGAAATCATGCTATCTATTGCCAGATCGTGTGATCCTGCTACAGTACGTCTATCGGTTCAAGGATGCATACCGCATCCACCGATATCGGAGAATGAAAAATGGCTACTCGCACCAAGAAAACCCCAGTTGCTGATTTCGTTGAAACCCTCGGAAACGAGATTGACAGCGAGCGTCAGGCGAAGATCGATGAGTTTGCGGCTCGCACCGCCAAGCTGGACATGTCCAGCCTGAAAGAATTCTTCGTGGCGGGGATGACGAACGAGCGCACCGCGAAACGCTCGTGGCTGTTCCTTGGCGACCAGCTCATCATGCGCGGCTTCACTTCGAAGGACATTTTCAAGCCTTCGAAGGAACAGCCAGCGACTGAGGAACTGACCGCCATTCGAACCGCGATCATCGACTACGGGTTCCCGAAAGAAATGTCTGACGGCATCAAGCTTCCGGCTCGTCAGCGTGTCATCTACGGGCCTGAAATGCGTCAAGCGATCATGTATGCGCTCGACAAGGAAATCCCTGACTTCCTCAAAGCGATCAAGAACGCGATGCGCTCAGTCGAAGAGCGCGGCCCGAACAGCGGCAACAAATCGATGGCGGAACTGCTGGTCGAAACTTGCGAAGAATGGATCAAGAAAATTCGCAAAGCTGACGACAAGAAAATCGACTTCGATTGTGTCGATGTGATCGGCGCGCTGAAAGATGTCATCAACGCTGTCGGCATGGAATCGTCCGACGAAGAATAAAAATCTTCCCTGCTAGTTTGAACCCCGCTCCGGCGGGGTTTTTTTTCGTCTGCGCTTTTCTCGCTCGGCTCGGCCCCGCTCCGGCGGGGCTTTTTTTCGTCTGTACTTTTTCACCTATCCAACCCCGAAACCAGTTTCATGCAGCGGTGTGGAGCGTCAGGCAACTCGGTGCAAAGTTGTCCCGGGACACCGGGGAAACTACAGAACAACCCCAGTGAAACCAGTGTTCATGCAGCGGTGTGGAGCGTCAGGCGCAGCGCAAAGTTTTCCCCCGCGAGCCGGGACAACAATGATGAAGATACATAATTTTTGAGAATGTGTATCTTTTTTCGATTTGCCTCATTTTATAGCGAACTTATGGAACATTCAGAACTTGGTGGTTCCCCTTCTAAATCAAGGACTTACCGACGTTGACCCCACACGACGTTGCTGGTTACCACTATCTGCGATTATGACTGATTGTGACAATGTTCGGCGGAAGTTCTGCATTGTTCGGTGATTCAAGAACATTACCTTTTAGCAACGAAACGCAAGCAGGTGGCGCAGGCTGCCATTGTTAACCATGAATTACATGTCATTATTTATCATTACTTATTATTATTTGATAATGTTCTATTGTTCGGTACCACCCCCACTTTTATAGAGCAACTTTTTGACTTTTCCCAAAAGATACACCTTCTCAAAAATTATGTATCTTTTACCTTTTTTCGTTTTGGGAAGGTCCACT